TTTCAATGCAAGAAAGTAAATTTGTCACTTGTCAAAAACAAAAAAACCTTGCTAAATGCAAGGACACGAACTTTAAACAATCAACTAAATGAGCCTTCGCTCTACTTCGATTGTACGCAATTTATTGACCGATAGCCTACCACGGTCTGAGCTACAAGGAGCGACCCTATAACTTCCGTAGCGATTAAATGACTAGGCACGACTGGTTACGTCCAACTTTCACCCGACATTCAGAATAATATTTTAGCACAATATATCTTGCAAATTTTCTGCACATTTTGGGCTACTTGTACTTATCTTTGGTGTTATTGGCCGATCCCTCGACCTCAAGTGCAAAACGGTTTAATTTAGCATTTCTGGTTCAGTTCTTACTGCTACGCAAGGCCTACCCAGATTATTCTTTCACCGAAAGCGTCTATTGTCACCGCCACCGTCTGATAATGGTCTAATTACGCACAACCTCTATACTGCATACACCCTCAATCTTCTTACACTTCATGACCTCTTTCGATCGCTCAAAAGAGAATTACTTATCTTCCCGCAATATCTCACGGGAAGTGTAACGGGAATTATGTACGCAATCCAAGCAAGGTGTCACCCTATCTACACTTGGTTATTCAGTAGATTGTTCAAAATCCGTGTACAATTATTATAGCACTGTCGGTCGTTTTTTTCAATTAAATAAAAGCATAATTGCCGTTATAAACGCAAATTTCAGAGCAAAATAAAAAGCCCTCCCATTTTGGGAGGGTAAGTCATATTATAGATTTTCCGGCCAAGGATCGTCCGTGGTGTAAGCCATGCTAGTGAATCTGATATCTTCGATGTCCCGATCTGTAGGTACTGGATCATCGAATTGCAAGCGTACATGATTCTTATCACTACTTCCACCAACATACCAAGTGCCATAGCGCTGTCCTTTGTCATTCATCATGATGCCAATTTTAGACCCCGTTGGACGAAAGCCTAACGGGAGCCCACCGATTGGGAGAATTGTGACATTTCTTTCTTTGTCTGAGCTTTGAGGATAATATCCTTCTGATCCTCTACGTTTGATCCCAAACCAGCCCCATTTTAGCCCACCGAAAGTAATCTCAACGGTAGAGTTAATTCGTCTAAGCTCGATATATGCGTTATCCAAATTTGATTGAATATTATTGGGGCGTACTGAGCCTGTATCACCAGCTAAAATAGCCCAAGTCTTCCAACCTGTGCCAGCTTGCTTTTTGATCCACTTATAAGCACCGTTCTTGGCTGTGGTATCGACGTAGGTTGTGCCAATATCTGCCGCTAAATTATACGGGAAGCCTTCGCCTTTGAGGTCCGTATCATTTGCTTCAACGTTGCGCTTTAACTCCTCAAGGTCGTTTTTGGTCGCAAGTCGGCTCGTTTGGTTTTGTAACCCAGCGAAAGTTGGAAACAAACTGTATGCTTTGTTCAATGACAAAAAGTTTTTTTGACTGTTGTTTAGATTATAAATATCTTTCCCGATTAGTTTGATAGCTTCTTTTAATTTATCCATGTGTCACCCCTTAGAGGCTATTTTTTTGCTGTGGTATAAATCTGTACAAAGTCAGTGTTTTCAAGGTCAGTAAATTTCTGACCAAGCTCGGTCATTTTAGCAACAATCGCACTGTCTGGGTTTTCGCCCGCTTTAATTTTTTCTGCGATTTCTTTGAGCGTGTCAAGTTCTTCTGGTACGCCTTCACCAAGAATTGCCGTTTTAACACCTTGGATTGCGGTATCAAGTTGTTGCTGTGTGATTCCACCTTGGCCCACTTCTGATTTGTCAGCTTTGTTGGCGAGTGTAGTTTTAATTTCTTTGACATCAGCACCAACGGCCTGTGCAAATTGTGTTAGTTTCTCAGTATTTAAAGTCATATTTTTCTCCTAAATTTTAGCTAGATTGTAAAGTACAGTTAAGTCTGGAAGTTCTTCCGCTTGTGGACCGTTCGGGTGCGCTGAAATATACTTGTCGATTTCTTCTTTGACATTGTTTTTCACAAGATCCAAGACTTGCTCACTTGTATATTCTTCCGCGGACTGGACCACGTCCACTCGGACGCTTTGGTCGCTGGGGAATACGTACCCGCCACAATCAACCTCGACGAGATAGCTTTCAACCGGTAAGACTTTGGGAATCTTAAACGATACCTTTGAGCCTTGGACGGTAGCACTAAAGGACGCTTTGCCTTTCTTGCTTGTAAAGTAAATTGTAGCTTGTTGCCCGTCAAGATCAATCGGTACCCAGTTCTCATCATATAATGCAAAACCAAAAAGGGAAGCCGAGTCACCTTGTTTAACGACTCGACCGCCCTCAAACTGCTTTAAGTTGGTACAGTTTGAGCGATTCATTCAATCACCCCTTTTACTCATAATAATTTACTAGATCGTCCTTATCCCAGCACGATAACCAGATAGGTCCAAATTGGCCAAATTCAAAGAGACGCCAGTAATATCCGCCGTAGTAACCGCCCTTGCCAGTGTCCGTGATATGGACTTCATCAAGTTCAAAGCTGAAATACATTCCAGATTTAAAGTCTTTGTCCGCACCGTCTGGCAAGTTGTTTCCGTCCTTATCAACCCAATTTACTAAAGATACAGGAATACCGTTCTCGGTCCAATCAAACCCGACCGGCGAGAGATAATCGCACTTGATTTGATAGATACCGTTGACATACTTGACCTCGTTTGCTTGATAAAAGGCCTTGTCTTTTGGTTGTACTGCTGTGTTTGCTTGGTTGTTGGTCTGTGGTGCCGTGTCAGCGTATCGCCATACTTCGATATAAGCCGGTTTATTCCAACTGTAGTAGTCGTTCCAAGGATAGGTATTAATAGCCTGACCTGTAGCGCCCTGTGTTGAGTAATCGCAAGAGATGAAGTATGTATCGTCGATCATGACTCCGACGTGGCCACCAGCACCGCCTGATGAGGACATATCAGCACCCCATGACATTAGAACAATATCGGCCATTTGAGCGTCCCATGGTTGGTTACGGCTCACACGATAGAAGCCGTTATTTGCAAGTTGCTGTCCAAGTGTCACCGTTGACGGTAAGCCGATGATATTGATCCCAGCTTCTTTCAAAACTTGCGACATGATACCCGAACAGTCCCCGGTTCCGTCTGAGCCGTTACGGCTTCCGAACATTGAATAGGTAATCAGCCCACGACGGCTAGTAAAGCCGTTTACAATAGATTGTTGTACACTCATTGTCTATCTCCTATTTCTTCCATTCATCGTTAGCGCGTTTAACTGCTGCTTCAATAAAGGTATTGAGTTCTTGGTTCGTCAAGTGGATATTTTGAGATTCAAGGCCCTCGATCAAGCTCGTTTTAGCGTGCTCGAGTTTATCCTTGCCGTGGATATCCAACTTGTCAGCGACCTGCTCTGTAGCGTTGACTGCGTTTTTAGCCAAGATCTCAACGATCTCGATCGCTTTCTTGCCACCGCGCATTAATAAGTATTTTTTGATCGCTTGAACCACGATACCAGTCAATACTACTAAAATGCTCATTGCTGACGAAGTAATAATGCTTGTGATTTGATCCATGTTATTTTTCCTCTTTAATTTCTAATTCTAAAAAGCGCTCAAAGAGCACTCTTATAGCACCGTTACCGCCTAGTTCGACGTAACTTTCATATAATTTCGATAGCTCCTCGATCTCATGCTGGTTAGTGTGTCCACGCTTGAGCGCGTTTTTCAGATTTTCCTGCAATCGAAAGCGTTGAAGCCGTTGTAAGCCTTTCCCGATAATAGTCAGATTTTTATTGTTATCTTTGCCGATCTCTTCCACGTTCGATACTGACTTCTCGAGGGTGTCTATCTTATTAGATAGACCCTCAAGGCGTTTGTCAGCTTCTTTAGTGGTTTTGGTACTCTTGAATGAAAAGTAACTTGGAATGATAACGACTAAAACGGGAGTCAGCTTGTCTACTAATGCCAATAGGTCCAATTAAACCACCCCCCTATTAAATCACTAGCTTACTGGACGGGTTGGGTTTCAAGCTCTCCCGCTTGTTTTGGTTCTTCCGGTTTTGGCTCAGTCCATTTCCAGATCCCGATTTTTCCGTTCTGGTGCAATGATTCGAGCTGTTCAAGCGTTTCTCCATTATAGGTAAATGGCTCAGTGACTTGGACCATCACGCGCTTACCTTCGCTGAATTTTTCAACGTGGTTCGGATCTTCAATCGCGAAGATCGCTTGTGCTGGATAGGTTGCCCCAACTTTTCCAAGATCAACCAATTCAAGCCCGCGTTTGAATACTGTCGGATCGAGCGGGTGGTCAACGTCAGTCACACGGGCAAGTACGCTCCATTCTGCCACGTCTTTCACTTTCTGGATCTCTTCGTCTTTTTTGGCGAGTTTAGCTTCGTATTCTTGCGCTTGAGTATGTAGGTCCTCTTGCAACTTCTTGACCCCTTCCGCTGGGTTCAATTCAGTCGCAACCTGACCAAGTACGGCTTGGATCAGTACTTCATCTGATTCGCTGGTACGGTCACCGATCAAAACGCGTTCAAACGCTGTATAAGGGTTAGCTGAGCGAATTGATACAAAAGTGCGTCCTTCTTCTTGCAAGTATTTGTTGATAAGTTTAAATTCCATGTTATTTACCTTCTTCTAGTTTTTTTGAAGCCTCATCAAAGAGGTCTTTGAGTGCTGTGTCGCTTTCTAAAACGCTGTTAAACTTGCTTAATAGCTCATTAACGCGTTGTTTCTCCTCGTTCGCTTCTTCGTATAAGACCTTGTATTTAGTAGCCTCTACGATCGCGTTTGCGAGATTCAGCGAGATTTCATTTACGATTCTGTCTACTGTGTTCATGTTAAACATTCCTTGCTTATTTATTTCCAGTTTTTGTAAAATGTGGACGGTAGTTTGGCTCCACCATCAGAAATGACTCTAAAATTCCAAAATATGGCGTCTAGCAGCTCCTTCAACGGTCTACCCTGAAAAGTAAGTTCTTCAATATACATAGATTTTAAATTTCTGATCTCATTGTTGATATTGTCAAAAATAATTGCTTTTGGATCGTTGGGGTTATACATAAATTTGATTTTGTCGCCATAAACAACAACTCCTGACGTATTATCGTTTGCGTTCCATATCTGGATACCTGCCGAACCGTCGTCCATTTGTACTCTATTATTAGAGTTTGACGTTAAAGCAGTATATGAACTAGGTTTCCCATCAATTGAACCAGAGCCAAATACCAAGTATTGTAATGGACGGTTTGGAAATTTATTTTTAATGCCTACACCTTGCCCGTTCATTTCAATCCAGCCGGTTTGCAGATCAAAGTTAGTAATACCATTTAAAGACGATAGCTTCCCGCCTTTGATGATATTCGCTGTCAAACCGTCTGAGACGATATTCTTGGCTGATACGTTAATCAGGTTTGCTTTGCTAGCGTCCAATTCTCCGATGTGAGCAGTCCCGATTTGACCGTTTCCGATCATCGCTTTTTTAATCACACCGTCTTTGATAATGGTTTTCTCACCGACCGACAAAAGGCCCTCGTTGATCCTGATTGACCCGTCCGGGTTTAGATTTAACTGCCCCAGCACGTCACCCGCGCTGTTCAGGGCGCGGATAGCGTAAGAATCATTCAGTTGACTTACTTGAGTCCGTGTAATGACTTCTTGTGGAGAAGTATCGTCTCTAAAATATTTAGGAGGGGTATCTCCTCGTATCAACGATACTTTACTAACGGCCACTGTACCGTTCCTCGT